CCATAGCTTTAAATGAATTTTTTTTAATTGTATAAACATTTTCAGGTTGTTCTATATCAAGTAATGTTTCTAATCTTTTTTTAACTCTTTTATTTTTTATTTGAGATAATTGTTGTTTTCTATATTCACCAAACTCTTGCTTATAAACATCAATAGATTGAAATTCATCACCATTATTTTTTTGACTTTCAATTATTTTATCAGATTCAGATTTCATCTCATAAAATTTTTTCTTTGCTTCTATTTTTTCATTGTTGTCTCTTTGTTTAATATAATAATCTTCAGCAACTTTAGCGACTTTAGATAATGCAGCAGCAGGTGTTGCTGTTGGAGAAACTTGAATACCAGTTGTTACACCAGCAGGTTCTGCAGTTATTCTTGTTCGTGATTCAAATGTGGGTATCTTTACCATTATCCGTACATCCTTAATAAACTTTCACCAGCTTTAGCATAATAACCAAGCTCTGCTTGTCTTGCTTCCATACGAGCTAAATTACCTTGCATCCTTGCAAAGTTTGCTTGTTCAAAAGCTCTTGATTGTCCTATCTTTGCGTTATATTCAATAATATCTTTTTCTATTTCAGCTTGTTCAGCGTTACTTCTTAATATTCTTAAACCTGATCCCTCTAATGTTGCTCCTGATTTTAAAATTTTAGTTTTTGTTTCACCTTGAAGCTGAGCAAACTTTTGATCAAATCTTTGTATATCAAGTTCTTTTTGTTGCTCAATAGCTTGTGTTTCTTGTTCTTTTACTTGAGCATTTCTATTTTGAATAGCTTGATTATATTTACCTATTGCTGATGCTTGTTGTGCAGCTGCTGTATCAAATACAAAACTCATTTAAAAAATCCTCGCATATCTATAATGATCTGAACCATCAAAACCATAATGTTTCATCAGACCTTCGTTTTCTAATCCTAACCATTTAGCAAACTTTAGACCAGTTTTAAAGTCTGCTCTTACAGCAGTTTGAACTCTTTTTATTTTATTTTCTCTAGCTAGTCTTGCAAAATTTTTTTTAATAGCTCTTGCTATGACTAATGGATGATCCCAAACTTTACTTGTTGCCAAGACCCAACCTTCTGCTACACCACCCCAAATGATTTTCATTCCAGCAGATGCGATAGGTTCATTGTTAATCATGCAAGTATAAGCCAATCCTTGTTGTTCAAGTTCCATTGCGTCACCATCAAACTGAGCATCCTTATCCATAAGAACGTGGTTCATTTGACTAGCAAGAATAATCTTACCATGCTTTGAGATATAAGGCACTATATTTAGTAATTTATCCATCGTTTGTAACTAGATTTGGGTATAACGATAAAACAGTTAAGGGTAAAGGTTGAGTTTGCCTAACAAAGATAAACCCATCTGTTTCATAGTTTCCTCTAAACTCTATCTCCTTATCTCCTGTAAATACAGGTATTGCAGTATCCATATCATCAGCAGATGATCTAAAAGGTATTCTTTCCATATTACTTAGATCAGGTCCAACCTCTACACCAACGCTTTCAAATAACCTTAATGAAATATCATATATTCTTTTTGTTTTACCTTGTGATGTACCATTAGCAGCTCCTGCATCTAATCTCATCGTTTGTAGTAAAGATGTATAAGATAAACCTACTTTGACTTTAGTAGATGATCGATCTAAAGTTATAGCTCCTGAACTTACAGTCTTGTCAGGATGTGTTGAGCCATCAGCTAAAATCGATACAGTCTGACCTTCTAAATGTTCTAATCCTGTAATCGTTGTTGTGGCACTACCACTATATTCAAGTTGTGAATCTAAAAAATTAAATGTCGTATTATCTGTTTCTGTAAAATCATAATTATTTAAATATTCTACATATCTTCTTGTAACACTATTGATGGTTCTTTTTACAATAACATAAACTTGATACTCAGTATCGTCTGTAGGTATAACAGCTACGCTTTCACAAACTGCATTACCTGAACCAAAACTACCACCAAAAATTTGTCTATGCCAAGCTGTAACTTGTTGTTCTCTTTGATAGGTTAAGCCAATTAACTCACCATCATTTCTTGTCATCCAAACAATCTGATTAGGCTCTTGTTGATATGCCATCTGTGTTATACCACCTTCAGTGATATGTTCTGCAAGGATTGTCATATCAGGTGCAAGGTAACCATCAACGTCAAAGTTATAAGCTAGTTCTCTAATCTTTCTTTTTGCTCTTTGTAAAAAGAGAGTTGCATTACCTGCTGAGATAGCATCGACATTAGCTGCACCATGATTAGATTGTTTTTTAATTAATATGTTTGTAGGTGTAATAGCAACATCTGTCCCTCCTCCTGATACAGTAAACTCACCACCAGCTGTTCCAACAATCAAAGTTCTTGTTGCTGTCATAAATCTAATGGCATTTACTTGGTTAGATGCAATGGTGTAAATAATAGCATCATCATCAGCAATCGTTCCACCAATGTTTGCATCCATGTTTTCATAATCACCTGATCTTGAAAAAAATAAAGTTTGAGGTTCATTGCTTGTACCTGCAAAAACTAATCTTTGTTCAAAGAAAGTTACAGAGGATGGATGACCTGTTGTATCTGAAAAAGAACCTAGCCTCCAATCTGCTGTTGCACTTGCACCAGATAAAGCTGTTATGATTGTGATTGTTGCATTTGTTGTATCTGTCACTCCAGTAATTTTTGCATAACCACCATTAAGAAAAACAAATCTACCAACGTCTGTTGAAAGAAAACCTGATCCACTATTTATTCCTGTTACTGCAGAAGCTACTAAAGATATTCCTGTGCCTACTGCTGATTGACCAGGATTTAAAGTTGTGTCTGTTGTATTTGCATCTTGCATTGGTCCTTTGGTAAAATCAACATCAGTCAAAGTCCAAGAGGTATGACCTGTTCTTGAAAGTTTTTCTACTTCGTGATTAGGATGAGTTATATACATCACGTCAGCAGACTGTGCATATTTAATATCAAATAGTTCTGCTGTTAAATATGGAGTAGATATTTCAAAAACTCTATTCGCTACACCGCCTGAAGCATAAGCAGTAAAACCTGTACCATTGATATTTGTGCCATCAACATCTGTAATCTCAAATGTATTTGTTGTTTTGTTTGCAACTAAATATCTTTTATTATTAAGTTCTGTCATACCTGCAACGCTTGTAATAGATATTTCATCACCATTACTATAGCCATGGCTTGTTGCTGTAATGACAACTGGATTAGCTTGAGTTGCTCCACTTATTGTTTTATCGCCTTCTAATATCTGACCATTATCTTTATAGAAACGAATATACTGATTACCAAACTCCATCATATAAGTTTGTGTTGTAGAAAATTCAAAAGGTATTAATCTTGTTTTAGCTGCACTACTTTTTACTTCAGCTACAAAACGTGAACCTGATCTTCTTGCTGCTGAACCATGAGGATAAATAATCATGTTCTCTAAAGTCTTACAGCCTGAAGAATATTTACTTAGATCATTACGACCATCGAGTCTTGGTGATAATTCACCGCCAGTGAAGTTAGTTAATTGAACTGCAACTCTTGCCATGTATTAGAACCTCGAATTGATAAACGTATCAGCTCCAATAACATCCGCCATTCCTTTTTCAGGGTTCATGTTTTGACCCTCTGTTGAATCTACAAATCTAGCTTCTTTCAATTTCTGTTGAAACAAATCATACATATTTTTAGCTACAGGATTTGAAGAGGTTACAGCATAAGCAATGTCAGCAGCTAAAGCAGCTGATAAAGTTTCTCTTAATAATTCATCATATTCATTAGGGTCAGTAACTCTTGAAACATATAAAATTTTCATTGAAGAATTGTCTGTTAATATTTTCCTACCTTCAATTTTATAATCTGAATCAAAATCTAATATGGTTAAAACTCTTAAACAATCAGCAGGTAAAGTAAATTGTGATGTGAAACCCCATGCTGGAGTATCGCTATCTGCTGCTAGTTCTACTCTTTTTTGTAAAGAATTCCATGGATGTGATCTGAATACTGAATCTCTTATTTGTGTAAATCTAGCATTGCATAGTCTAGCATTTTTAGAATCTTCAGTTAAAGTTATGATTGTTGATGCTCCTAACTGATTTAATGCTCCGTTACAAATGTCCACTATTGATGCCATAATATTTTATATTCTAAAATTTAAATAAAAGATAGGGGATTTCTCCCCTATCTCTATAACATGATTAATTAACTACGTATGAAATATTCCAAGACATAGTACCGATAGTACCACCAGCAGCTGCCATTGTAGCAGCGATGTAGTAATATCCTCCAGGGTCTGTAGAATCACCAGCTAATTCAAACATTTTTTTACCAGCAGTGTCGATGTCAGCAGCTTCGAATCTAACGTCTGCCATTGCAGCAGCATCAGCTACCGCAGTTGCAAAAACATCTTCATCTTTAACTGTTCCATCAGTTTTGTATATGCCGACATTGAAAGTACATGATCCACCGAATGTGTCTGAACCAATGAATAAACTTGGCACAGCAGCATTTGAAGGGATCGGTGCTAACATAACAATATCGTCATTATCACTATCACCTGCTGCTAATTCAACTGTTCCATGTGCTGTTCTTAGAACACCATGTAATTCAGCTGAGTTGTTAGCAACTTGAGGGGATGCCTCAAAGTTTGCAACTAGGTCTGTATTTTTAGTTCCCATAACTTTTATCCTCCTCTATTACGATTCTGTACATTGTACTTCAACAACTTTATCTTCTTCCATTCTAGTTGCTCCGAAAGATGCACAGTAGTAAACTTGTGTAGCATACCCTTTGTCTGATCTTTCATCGATTCTAGCCATGACGTCTTTACCTACGCCAAGAGCAATTCCGTCTTGAGCATAAGCTATGCACGATCTTGTTGTGCCGTCTAAAGATAGTCTGTTTGATACAATGAAGTTAAAACCAAGAAACGAATTGATCTCACCATTTGCCAATGCTTTGACAGTGTTGAAATCTGAACTTGTTACCTCAGTTGTTCCAAGTAAATCAGTGATCTGTTTAGGACCAACAATGATAAATCTTGGGATTGATGGATCAACACTATTTAAATCAAGAGTCTGTTTTGCAGTTCTTAATTTTGCAATAGTTAAACCAGCAGAACCATGTACGATTTGATTCGCATTAGCTGTGCTAGTTGATCCTGTTTCACCAGTGAACGCTGTTCCTAAAGCGGCACTAATGATTTCATCATCCATAGCTCTACCCATAGCAAACGCTGCAGCTTGAGCATAAGAAGATGTTGGGTCAATTAAAAGACGTACTTTGTCTTGTTCGTCAATCAAATCAGCAAATTCATAATCCACTAGAGATACCCTTCTTCTTGCATGAGGAGTATCAATCTGAGGAGTATCAGAATGTCTGCTCGTTCTTTTTACAGCAGTCACTGATCCAACTTGATCGAAGAAAGCATTTTTTCCTACAACGCTTTCAACTCGTACTTTATCTCTTAACAACGAACCCATTTGTTGTGACAACATTTGAATGTTAGCAGAGTACTGCTGAACAAATGCTGTAGTTACTTGTGATGACATATTAGTCTCCCATTGTTAAGTTTAGTTATAATCAGAAAGGTTCTCTGTCGAGAGACAGGCATCTCTTGGATTTAAAGTCTTTTAGACTAGAGTCTATTCCCTCTTGTCAGTAGGGTTCTTTCGAATTGTCCCACCTTTTATCCATTTATAATATTTATCACAAATTGGCAAGGGGTCTTTTTTTTGATACTCCGTACCTGTTTCTTTTACGATACGGAGTATTTCTAATCTTACTTCTTCTTGATTTAAATGATCGTTACTTGGCATTTTGCATTTCTCTTAAAGTCAATACTTGCTGAACAATTTTAGCATGATCAGGATGTGTATTATTCCAATAAGGACCTGTTTTATCATTTATGATTTGAGATATTTCTGCATCATAATCTCTACCTTGATTTACATTTTCACTCTCTGTGGATATAATTTTATCTTCAGAAAGCATATCAGCAATCTTAGCAAAGCCTTTGATGACATCAGGATTATCTCCAAGTCTTGATCCATCTTTCATTGGTAAATCTAAAACTTCAGCTTTCATATTTGCTTTAGCAAGTGATGCAGCTTTTTGAATATTTGCATCATAGGATTTACCCCACTCTTGTCTTAGCACTTGTTGAGCTTGTGCTTGTGCAGTCTCAGCATCTATTTGAGTTTGCTTTGCAGTTTGTTCCATAGAATTTTTATAAAACTCTAAGATGCCTTGAGCTTGTTTATTATTTAAACCTAGCTTGTGAGCATTCTCTGCAAACTGTTTGACCGCAGTCTCTTCGATTGGCACAACTTCTGACTTGGCTTCAAGTTTATATTTTTCAGCAGACTCAGGTCTACCTAGTTTATCATAAACTTCATTCCAATGATCTTCTGTTGAGTTTTGATTTGGCACAGCAACTTTATCCGTACCAATCATTCGTGTTGCGTTAATATATGATTTAGCTAACGCATCAATCTCAGTAAACTTAGCAATGTTTGGATCGTTTCTAAATTCTTCTGATATTGTTTCTTTCCATGACGTTGCAACTTTTGGCTGCTCAGTTGTGGCAGAAATGTTTTGAGTTGTTGTTTCTTGTTTAGTTTCTGTAGGCGTTTTTGTCGTTTCTACAGGCGAAGCTGGTTGCTCCGTTATCTGCGTTTGTTCTGACATTTTTATCTTCCTTTTTCATTATCGTTCAGTAGCATTTGTTTTATAAATAGAAGAACGCTACGTTGTCCTTCCATATATGCACTTTCATGACTATCACCTTTGATGTTAGTCGTATGATAAAAGTGGCATCTCTTTTC